TCAAGCTCCGGTGTTGCTGGTGTAGATCGCCTTCTTCTCCCGCGTCCACGCCCCACAGGCCGTGCACTTGAGGCGTTGGTACTTGCCCTGCGTGGTGATGGCGAACCCCTTCTTGATGAGGTGCACCGACCCGCAGTTACGACAGCGAGTGCCGCCCTGGAACAGCGCCATGTTGATGCCCTGGATCCACGGACGCATACGGTCGAAGATCTGCTCCGTCAATCGCACGTCCTGCACGTTGTAGCGGCGCATGATCTTGCGGGCATCTTCAACGTCGTCGGCGTCCTCCATGATGGACCGCCACAACCCGATGCCCTGATGGTTGACCTTCTGCCCGATGCCAAGTTCTCGCGCGTACCAGTCGAGCTTGTTGGAGAGGAACCGGAACCGCTTCTTCGCGGTGAGCATGAGGTCTATGTCGCGGTGCGGCGACGGCGGCTCGAGACCGACCTTGAGGAACTCACCGTTGAGCCACGGCACATCGAAGCGTTGGCCGTTCCAGGAGATGATGTAGTCGGCTTCGTCCATGAGCTGATGGATCGCTTTGAGCATTCCTTCGCGGCCTTGGCTCCACTCGGACAGGAAGAACACGTCTCGGCTTCCGTGCCATTTGGCGGCGAGGCAGAGGATGCGTGGCCCTTCGATGACGTTGCCGATGCCGATGACCTTCTGGAAGAGGCTGTAGGTGTAGACGGTGGCGGGGGCTGTCTCGATGTCGAGGGTGAGAATGCGGGGGTCGGACATCTGATTGTCAGTCCTTCTGCCTTGCGGCTGGAGTTGTAAAGCCTGGGGGCTTACCCCGGCACGCAGGGGTGCTGCGCGCCGGGGGAGGGCTGGCTAGTGGGGGAGCGGGATGCCGGCGAGGAGCTGTCCGACCTGCGGGGGCAGTGCAGCGGCGACTACCGGGGGCACGACCTCGCCGACGTTGCGGGCGGCGGTGCCTCGAGCGACTGCGGGCGGGGTCCACTGCTTCTGCACCTGACCGCTGACGAACGGCTCGATCGGCGACAGCTGCCGAGGCGTCGGCACCTTCACGGGCACCTTCACCACCTCGGGGATAGCCGGCGCACTGGGCGGGGTGTGGTTACCGGGCGCCGGGTTGATCTCGTGCGGCGCGTAGTTGTGCGCGCCGGTCACCCAGCCGATCGCGGTGTTGATCGCATGGATGGGATCCTGCAGTGGGTTCCCCAGGTTGCAGACGGGGTCGTTCGCGCGGCAGACGTTGCTCGTGGGGATCGGGGACGCAGGCCGCGGACCCTGATTGGTCCACCACCCAGGGACCGAAGGCAGCACCGACGCGAGTCCGCCGGGGGCTCGAGGATCACCGATCAGCACGACGTTGACGTTCCGCATCCCCGGGTTCTGGTCGCGCCAGTCTCCTGCGATCTGCGCGCCACCACTGAACCCGTAGACCGACACGTGGCTGCTGGGGCACTGGGTGCGGAAGCTGTTCACGGCGTTGGTGAGGTTCTGTCGGCCGACGCGCTGTGCGTTGTCGTCGACGGTGCCGGGATACCAGACGTTGGTGCGCGGCCCGAGCGGCACACCCGGCGTGTACACCCCGGTCGGGTCGCCGGTGCCGCCGACAGCGAAGTTCATCGTCGCGGGGCACGGTGCGGCCTGCGCTGCCGGCGGGTCCGTGATGACGGCGAGGCCCATGAACAGGACGAACGGGATTGAGCAGCCTGCGGTGAAGCGGGCGGGGTAGTTGGGGACGGACATGAGGCACCTCCGTGGTGCGCTGGTGCCCCGTTCACAGTCGCTGGGTCCGAGGTGGCGAGGCGGCGCTCGGCGCGACAAGTAGCCCCGCGCCGGTCTGCTCTGGCGCGGGGCTGTCGGTATGAAGTTGTGGTTAGGCGGAGCGTCCGAGGTCGCGGATATCCCGGTACCGGGCGCGGTACTGCTCGATCTCGGTGACGCCGTGAGTGGCGAGCGCGTCGAGCAGGTCGAGTGTCAGCTCGCCGAATCGGTCACATCGGCGGCGACACAGTGCGGCCTCTTCCTGAACGATTCGCAGCTTGTCGTCGATGTACTCGAACTCACGCTTGTTGATCGAGCTGATTCGCTCCGACAGGTCGATGTCGGACGCTTGCAGTTCGCGTTTGGTCTTCCCTCGCGTTGTGATCCATCGGATGAGTTCGGCGAATGCGACCGACCCGACCATCGCTGCGACAAGTTCAGGTATCCCCATCTGCTTGGTCCTCCTGGCTGAGAAGTTCGCGGAGGATGGACCGAATTTCTACAGCCCTGAATCCGAGATAGGTTCCGAATGCCACGACGAGCCATGTGGCGAATGTGGTGGGTGGGCCGCCGTTGTTGGTTGCTACGGCGGCGACATAGGTGGCGCAGGCGGCGAGGAGTGAGAGTGCGCCGACCTGCTCGAGCTTGAGTGAGTCGTCGAGGTCAAGCCGTGTCACATAGAGGGCTGCAAGGATCGAAGCTGACCCGATGAGCTGCAACCCGATGAACGCCCACGCGAACCATCCGCTTGTGGTGACGACGATTGATTCGGGTGCGCCTGCTGCGAGTTGGATGATTGATGCGAGGGTTCCGAAGGCGACGCAGAGGCGGTACAGCGGGAAGCTTCCACTGTCGACTTTGCGTCGTCCTTCGATGTACCGCTTCATGAGGTCTTCGGGGTATGAAGTGCCGCGGTTCCGCCGATGAGGATGGTGGCGGCGAGGGACAGCCATAGGGTGACGGTCTCCTGCTCGACGATGCCGTAGACGACGAGGATCGGGGCGGCGACGGTGAGGATGCCGTACAGCCAGCGGCGGCGGTCGGGTGTGAGCCACGCGATGACGTCGGTGACGGTGCTCGACTGCTCGGGTGCGCGGTGGGCCATGGTCAGCTCGCTTTCGTGTCGCGGGCACCAGCGATGCCCTGCTTGGCCGCTGATGCAGCGGTGAGGTCGTACAGGGTGCGTCCGCCGCCCTGGTTCCAGCCCTTGAAGCCGGGGCCGACGAGCTGGTCGAGGATCAGGTCGAGCTTCTTCTCGATGCGGTCGAGCTGCGTGTCGGACACGGGGGTACCTCCTGGATCGGTGGGGTTCATGAAGCGCTTCACTCGAGCGATGAAGTCGTCCCAGACGAAGACGCCGGGGTCGGTGTGGCCGCCGCCGCGCTGGCCGAAGTCGCCGTGCGCTGCGATGCCGCGGACGCCGCTGTTCCAGCCGGTGCCGGCTGCGATCTTCGCGACGGGGATGTTGTACTGCTGGCACGCGGCGGCGGTGGCCTTCGCTGCGCGGTCGAGTGCGGCACCGCGGGCGAGCCACTGGTCGCGAGTCCAGGCGGCGCGGCTGCCGGCGAAGCAGATGTGCACGCCGATGCCGTTGGCGTCGGCTGCTGCCCACGGTGCCTCGCCGACGGGCACGTTCTCGACGGTGTCTCGGTCGTCGACGATCAGGTTGTACGACACGTTGTTCCGGTTGCAGTAGTCCGCGAGGCCGGGGGCGGTGCTGTTGCCTTCCTCGGTGTGGATGACGACGAAGTCGGTGCGGGCGCGCGGGCCGTTGCTGTTGCCGGTGGCGTTGGCGGGGGTGTCGGCGCGGTAGCCGTGTTTGGTCTGGGTGATGCCGTAGTCGGGCACGATGGTTCCTCCTGTAGGTAGTAGTGCGGCGCCGAGCGCCCGTGCGGCATTGGTGAGGCGGGTCCGCTCAGCGAGACCGTTGGGGTCGCCATCGCGCCACCCGTTCGCCGCGTTCGCGGGCTTGGAGCCGTTGATCGCGATGGACACGGCGCGGATGTCGTCGCGGTCCGCGAGGGTGTTGATGGGGCGGGCGACGGTCCAGTACCAGGCGGCGGCGAGGAACCCCCACCGTGGCTGCTCGACGAGCTCGGGCTGGTTCACGAACAGGGTGGGGTCGGTGGTGAAGCCGCGGCCGGCGCACCATTTCCCGAACGCTTCGTAGTTCGCGCGCCAGGTGAGCTGGATCGGTCCGCGCCCCCGGTATCGGGTGCGGTCCGCGTTCCACGACGGGTCGCTGGTGCGGATCTCCGCCATGTACTTGAGGCCGCCGCTTTCGTGCGCGAGTTGCCCGCACCAGTGCGCCGCTCGTAGGGGTGTGGTGATGTCGGCGGCAATCATCGCGGCGTTCATGGCGTCGACGAACCGGGTGTAGGCGGAGGGTCCACCGAGGGTGGAGCCCATTGCTGCGGCGAGGGTAGTCGCATCCATTCGAGCCCTTACGTCTGCGTGAAGCTGGCGCCGGTGAGCGTGATGACGCCGCCGAGTGGCCCCACCTGCTGCGAGCTGGCGAGGGGCGCCCAGTCGAACTGGGTGGCACCGGACGCAGCAGTGCAAATGCATGCGTGCGTCACGGTGTACGTCGACCCGGTGGCGGGCGCGTTGATCGAAACGTTGCCGTAGGTGACGGTGCCGCTCGATCCGCTTGTGGTGGTGGCCTGCACGCGGGTGTATGCGCCCTCGGGACCGGTGCCGGTGACCTCGTTCGCGGGGGTAGTGGTGGTGCCGGGGTTACCGGTGCAGAGTCCGAAGTAGGCGCCCTTGGCCTTATATGCGTCTGCGAGGTTCTGTCGCGTTGCTGCGATCTGGATTGCCATGTGGTGCTCCTAGTTCTGTCGAAAGACGAGCCACGCGCCGCCGTTGCCACCGGGGCCGCCTCGCGTTCGTGAGCCGAAAATGCCGCCGTTGCCGCCCGCACCCGCGCCGCCCGGTGCCGTGCCTGATCCGGCGTTTCCGGTGCCGCCCGCGCCGCCGGTGTAGGTGACGCCCTGGTAGGTCTGATTGCCGGGTGCGCCGCCGTTCTGGCCGGACGCGACGGTTCCTGATCCACCTGCCCCAGATAGGGATCCGCCGCCGGTCCATGAGGCCGTGCTCGCGGCCCCCGGGTTCGGTGCTGCTAGGTCGCTGTTCGCGGCCTGCGGGCCACCAGTGCCGATGGCGAGCGTGATAGACCAGGCACCGTGGAACTGACCAAGGTCGACCGTTGTGGTGGCCCAAACGCCGGGGTTACCGCCCTTGCCTGCTCCGCCGAGTGCGCCGTTGCCGGTCTGCCCTGATGCGCCGCCGCCGACGAGGATCACGTCGCAATATCGAGCCCACCACGGGGCCGACCATGTTCCCGCGCCGCTCTGCGATTGAGGGCCGCGGGCGGGGGTGCTCGGTGTCGGACCAGTGAGGGTGCCGCCGCCACCGAGGTCGGCGTCCTGGTATGTCTCGGCGTAGGCGTTGGTGGCGAGAGTGCCTGCGCCGGAGAGCTGCGGGCCGGTCTGGTACCAGCGGGTGTAGCCGGTAGCAGCGAGGGTGCCTGTGCCGGTGAATGAGGTGGTGATGAACGGTCGGTAGGTGTGCGCGGCGATGACGAGCGTGCCTTCGCCGGTGAGTGGTCCGACGGTGCGCCACAGTTCGGGCGTCCATCCTTGCTGCACGTCGGGGATGGGGACGGCGGGGCCGGTGGGTGACCAGCCCTGCCGCACTGGGTCGACGGGCGGCGTGGGGGTGGGGGTCCAGGGCATCAGGACTCCTCAACGAGGGGGAGGACTTCCGTCACGACGGCCGTCGGGCTGCACCACCAGGTGTTGTCGCGGTAGACGCACATTCGGTCTGCGATCTGGTGGATGGCGTACATGCTGGGGTGCGACGCGGGGAGTTCGTCGACTGTCGCTACCAGCTCGTACGCGTCAGGGTCGCCGGGCACACCGAGCAAGGTCACTGTGCCAACCAATCCGTGAGCCGCGCGACGGCCGTCTCGTGGTCCATTTGCTCGTCCCAGCGGACGAGGGCGGTGAGGCCGTTCGCCAAGTCCCCGTCTGCGTCGATGATCTGCCCGCCCTCGTCGGCGAGAAACACCTCCGTGTGCGTGGCGGTATAGAACTGCGCGCAGCAGATCGCGTAGTGCTGCCCGTCGTCCGCCCGGTAAAGCTTGGTGACGGGGCACATGTTCGTGAGGTCGTGAACGAAGTCCATTACTATTCCACCGCCTGCTTGTAGATGAGGAACAGGATTCCTCCGCCGCCTAGGCCGCCGGGTCCGCCCGCGGCGACACTGCCGTTCAGCTCGGTCGTTCCGGTGACGCCTCCACCGCCACCACCGCCACCACCGCCACCGGGGAAACCTCCGGGGCCGCCCGCGCCACCGACGCCACGCGTTCCGTTGCTCAGCTCTCCACCACCGCCGCCGCCACCACCACCACCGGCCCCGCACTTGACGCTGCTCGTGATGGAGGCAGGGGCTCCGCTCCCACCGTCCCCGCCCCCGGGGGGATTTGTTCCGCCGGCACCCGCGGTGCCGCCTGCCGCGACGACGCTCCTGACCCCCGGGGCACCGGGGAGGCCACTGATCGCCGATGAGTTCGTGGTGCCGCGTCCCTTGCCGCCCCGCCCGCCGTCGCCTGCGATCGAGGTGGATGGGGCGAATCCCATCGAACCGATCGCCATGTTGCCTTCGCCGCGAACGGTCGACATCAGTGCGCCGAAGGCGACTTCGCCGCCGTTGACGCCGATCGTGCAGTTGACCGTGGCGGGGATTTCCGACGGATCGAATGACCGGGCGGCGAACCCGCCGCCCTGGCCGCCCGGCGATTCCCCGGTTCCGTACACACCGTCGAGGAACTGCAGGATGGTGGTCGACCCGCTGGCCCCGTTCTGCCCGGACCCGATGGCGACGGCAGCTAGTTCGGTGAGGCGATCGGGTCTGGTCCATGTGACATTCGACGTGATTGTGTCGACGGTGTACCCAGCCGCGATGGCGGTCTTGATCGCCTGCATGGTGTCGTACACGCCGCCGGTGCTCGACCCCGTCCCGGTCCAGCCGTCGACGACGTCCTGCGCGGTCTGCTCCGCCGTCTCCTGCGCCGTGACCGCTCGGTCGTTCAGACCGCCGATCTCCGCGATGATGTCCGCGAGCGTGCCGCCGACAATCGGGATACCGCGGATCGCACGGAGGATCGCGTCCACCAAGTCCTGCACGAAGTCGTCGATCCCAGCGAGCCGCGACACCAGCCCGGAGATGAGCGTCTGCGGCAGGGCGCCGAGAACCGACGCCGGATTCGACAGCAGATCGCCGAGCAGGTCCGTCAGATCCGCCTTCGTGTCATCAGCGTCTGCCCGAATATTGCCGACACCGTCAGCGACGTCGAAGATCTTGTCCAGCAGGTCGCCAATGATCGGAATGTCCAGCCGGTCAAGGATCGAGTCGATCAGGTTCTCCAACCAGGAGAACAGGTTCGCGAGGTCCGGGACCAGGTTGGTGATGAAGTTCTGCGGCATCGTGCCCACGCGCACCGCAGTCACGTCGTCCCACCACACCGAACCGGCAGTCACCGCAGCCTCAACCGCGATCCGAACCCGCACCCCATCAACCGACGCAGGAACCGTCACCTGCCCGTTGATCTGCTGCCAACCACCCGACGCAGCCGGGGAGCTGATAACACCGACCGGCAGAGACGCCGCCGACGAAGCGCCGTTGTAACACTGGCACTCCACGCGGAACGCATCACCCGACGCCGAGACGCCAGACCACTTCACCCAGCCCGCAACGTCGATCTTCTGGCCCTCTTCGACACGCACCAGGTTCGAGAGCTGCACCAGCCGATTGCCGCTCGCGGTCGCCTTCGCGGACCCCGGAGCAGTACGCCCCTCGACGCCGTCCCAGAACCAGCCGTCGCCGACGACCATCGACTCAGCGGCCTTGAAATCCGAAGCCAACAGCAGGTTGTCGCTGTTGCCGCCGAAGATCATGTTCGGCGTGATCCGCAACAGGCCCAGGTCGAACACCGCCGAGATCAGACCACGCAGCGTGTTCACGATCGCCATCGGCAGATCGCCGATCAGCTCGCCCGCATCAAACTTGCCACCAGGAGTCAGGCCGCCGAACATCTGCTGCAAACCCGCGAAGATGTCACCGAACGGCAGACCGTTGTTGCCGCCGAACAGCGCCGCCAGACCATCAAGGATCCCACGACCCGTCAACAGCCCCAGCAGATCCTCAAGCTCCAGATGCCCATTACCGTTCGTATCCAGCAGCTCCTTCAGCACCTTCACCAGATCACCGAGGATCGGAATATCCTCCATGACCTCGATGAACATGTCGATGAAGCCCTCAAGCAGCTTGATCGGATCGAACGCGGGCAGCTTCCCGAGCGAGGAGTCCAGGCGCAGGTTCGGGTCGTGCGTGACAGCAGTGCCACGCACCTCCATGGAGGCCGACATCAGCGCGTGACCTCCACCGGCACACCCTCATCCGCGATAATCCCGCCACCAGCCGCATGAACCTCCTGCAAGTTCGGGGGAGCGGGCCGACGCATCACACCCTCAAAGCGGCGCCACGCGTGCGTCTCGTGCGGGCTGCCGTGGGTCGTCTCCTGCGCAGGCGGAATCTCATCCGCCGGCAGCTCACCCAGGTCGCGCCACTCCGCCAACTCCAGGCACTGCCCGGCCGCAAAGTTCATGAACGACTCCCGAGCGAGCCAGATCAGAACCCGCTCATCCTCGGTGCCCAACATCGCGCGAGGAACCGGCACAACTGCCGACTTCACAACCTCGTAAGCCATGGTCACGCCCCCTGCGGGATGCACAGCACCGCCAGCTGAGCGTTCTGCCGGTTGAACGAATACAGGCCGATCAGACCGTCATTCACCAAGTTCACATTGATCGTCGTCGCCACACCCGCCGCGATCTGCGCGACACCGTTATCCGGCGACACCGACACACCCGGATCACCAGGGCTCGAGAAGTGCGGCGTCACCGTGCACTCCTGCGCGATGTTGCCGACACCACGAGCGACCAGCGTCCCGTTCATCGGATCCCCGATCCGCACCTCAGCGCCGATCTTGAACGGATCCAAGATGTTCAGGTCGATACCGATGGCCTTGAAGTGCCCCGTGATGTGCGGCACCCACGCGTAGTCCAGGGCGGGCATCGCGAACGACAGGATCGTCATACGCCCTGAGATGATCGACGACATGTTCGTGAAAGCGTTCTCCGGGATGGAGAAGAACATCGGGTGCATCGACGCGAAATCCGACGGCTCCCACAGCCCGTTACCGCTGTTCAGCGCCTGATTCCACGTCAGCACCTGACCGTTGTCCGGCGGCAGCGCATCGTTGTAGTCCGACGCGAGACTGATCGCCGACGCCGGCCCCTGCGGACCAGCCGGCGGATCCACCGCGATATGCAGATGCGGCGCCGCAGCAGAACCCGTCTGCGTGATCGTCGTCCCCGTCCCCGGAGCCTTCCGCTCGATGCTGAACGACAGCTGCGGCACCGGACCCGGTCGCCCCTCAGCCCCGAGGGGCCGGGTGAGGTACCGGTCACCGAACCACACGTACGCCTCAGCGGTGCCGGGGAACCACCACGCCTTACCCGCGTCCGCCTCGGTCAGGGTCTGCGGCAGATCGGCGGGTGTCGGCACCGCCGTGTAGTCCCGCTGCAGGACCACCACCGGCGACGGCATACCATCGTCGCCCTTATCGCCCTTCATCACCGGGACCGTGACCACGAGGTCGTCGTCGATCCCCTCGAACGTGGCAGTCGCGACACCAGGCGTGTCCCCATCGGAGAAGACTCCGAAGATGTGCATGGTGTTCAGCCAGTCCTTGATGTGGAACGGCGCACCGGCTACAGGCATGCTCATGACCAGTCTCCTTCGATCTTGGTGTCCGTGTGCCACGGCACGCGGTCGTTCATCGCTTCGAGGTCAGGGGTTTCCGGCAGCGGACCGACAGCGGTGATCCGCTCAGGTGCGTCCGGATCGTCAGGGGAGTCGATCGGCACCCAATCGACGACGCCGGCCAACTGGCCCGGGCGATCAGGGAGCGCGCGTGCCTTGATGACAGCCAGGTCGTCGAACTGGTCCATGCCAGCGCGGGCCGCGTGGAACGCGATGCCGAGGCGGAGGTCGTCGGGCATGAACAGCAGTTCGCCGCGTGGACCTCGAGCGAACGCGAGGGCGTCGAAGATACGGGCGGTAGCGTTCTTGAGCCGCCGCGCCACCTGGTCCTCGGCGTCAGCCTCGGGCTCGTAGACACGGGTCAGGACGAACGGCTCCGCAGGCTGCTCAGGCTCGGTCTTGTTGCCGCCGCGGAGCTTCTGCCGAATCCGATCCAGCTCAGGGTTCTCCGTCACGCCGCATCCTTAGGCGCCGGCACCTCACGGACGATGCACTGCGACCCCTCGCGCGCGATGATCTGCAGGTCCGACGCGAGCACCATGATCGGGATGACGACCAGCGTCTGACCGGCGGGGACAGCCCCGCCCAGACGCGTGATCGCCGGCCCCTCCTCCGCGATCAGGTACGGCAGAGGCTCCCCGTCGATCAGGATCTCCCCGGCCTGCCGGTCGATCACCACATCACGCGGCATCTGCTTCGGGTCTTCGGTCATGTCGGTGCCCTCCTCGGCGTACGACGAATAGCCCCGGCACCGGGCGGTGCGGGGGTAGGACTTTCGGGGTAGGATCAGGAACTGACGGTGGGCAGAGTTGCGCTGCAGCGGTTCACCGGGGCGAATGAGTCGACGTTCGCAACCGGGGCCGCGCATGGTTGGAACCCATGCCGCCGTCTACAAACTTCTCCGGGTCAGGCGGCTACGGCAGCGCCGCCGACCAAGGAACCGATCGCATTCCAGCCATCGGCCAACGCCTTCATCCCCGCCTCAAACGGATCATGATCACGGGCCTTACCCACCGTCAGCGACAACGCCATCGGCTTCGACGCATCAACGGAGAACTTCACGCCCCGCACCTGATCCACGTAGTAGATTTCCGCGATCTCCCACATGCCACGGTCACCGACCACGTAGTCGAAGCCGTACACATGCGGCGCACCATCGCGGGTCGTCATCGTGAACGACACCTTCGGGCTGGTCTTGAACATGCCCTGCCGCAACGTGAGTGCCGCAGCGACCACGTACGCATACCCGGACCCGTTCTCCACGTGATCGAGGAGCGCGTAGTCGTTCATCGCCAGCGCCACCTTCGGATTCGTGAACTTCTGCCACGCGAAGAAGATGTTGTCCAACTGCCCCTGATACACGTTGTCCAGACCAGACGTGCCCGGCTGCTGGTAGGCACCGACGCCGTAGTTGATGACCTGCTCCAACTGCGCCAACGCATACCGGATGACGAACGTGATGAGCTGATTCAGCCATGTCGGCGACTGTCCGCCAGTCCACACCGTCTGCGCCGAATGCCGCTGCATCCGATGCTCGCTGGTGAGGATCCCCGAGTGCTTGCAGTCCCGCCACACCAGCGACGGTTTCTCCGGAGCCACACCCAGCAGCCGGCGGAACAGCGGATCCGTGATCCCGTCGCCATCCTGATCGAGCGGGAGAATCACCTCGGTTAGCGTGTCGTCGAGCAGCGCGCCTACAGCGTTCAGCGCACCATCGAATGCGGTACCCGTCGGCCCCGTCACGCCCGACTTGTTCTCGAAAGCCAGCACGATGCAGTTCCGCGACGGCCTCGCCAACTCCTCGCCGATCAGAGCAGCAAGCTCCGGGTGCGGCGAATCCTTGTCCTCCTCGAGCCACAGGTAGTCGATCAGGCCGACACCCGTGTCTTCACCGATCGGGGCGTGGATGTCGTGCAGCATCTGCGCCTTCGCCGCCAGCGGCACAATCCGCGACTGATCGAAGAATGGGTTGATGAACTGCACCTGGATCGGCCAATGCAGCGGGCTCATGTTCCCCACGCGGGTCGTCAGCCAGTGCAGCGGATCGAACAAGCTCGTCGGGATCGACAGGAGCGGCAGGAAGTTCCGCATCAGGTTCAGCTGCGTCGTGAACGCCAGATTCGACGCCGCGTTCTGAATCCAGATCCACGACTTCAACGGCTGGAACTCCGGCGCGGAGAACGGCGTCGGAATCAGGGCGATGTGCTTCGCGTGCTCCCGCAGCTGCAGCAACTCCAGCTCGACACACCGCGTGCCGTCCTCGAGCTTCATCTCCTTCACCGCCTGGATGCGGTACCCCAGCCGAGTACGCCACGACCGGATGTGCCGGTTCGGGTCGATGCTCAGGTGCAGATCCTCGGTGTACCGAGTACCTCGAGCGACCAGCTCAGCGAGCCAATCAGCCCACGCCACCCGGATCGTGCCCGTGCCCGTGTCATCCCACAGCCTCTCCCACTCACCCGACTGCATCTGCCCCAGCAGCGTCCCCAGGTAGTGGAGCTTCTTGTCCCACACGCGGATGAGCGGCGGCATCCGGCCACTGCGCTCCCACAACAGGCGACGCTCATTCAGCAGCCGCCACTTCGTGACCGCATCCTGCGCCTTGTCGATGACCCGCAACCCCGCAGGCCGGCGAAACAGCGCCATCAGGCCGCCACTCCACGCCGGTACCACTGGGGCATGAGCATCGTGATCTTGCCGTTGGGGTTCGAGTGCGTCACCTTCACCACAGCCATCGACTGCGCCGGGGTCTCCGCCATGAACCCCACACCGCCCGGGATACGGCGGCCGATCGGAAGACCTGCGTTCGCCTGCGTCAGATCACCCAGCAGGAAGTCGAGGATCATGCTGTTGCGGATCAGCTTGTACAGCGGAGTATCGATCGGATCGTGCTCCGACGTGAGCGTCCGCTTCGACGGATCCGTATCCACCAACACCATGCCGTCGCCGCGCATGATCGGGATCTCCACCTGACGATCCAGACCACCGTCCTGGATCGTCACCTCACCGTGGCCCTCCACGATGAACTTCGGCCACTGCGCGTAGTCACCACGATTCGGCAGCCGCAACGTCCCCTGATTGCGGACGTTCGACTCAGCGTTGCGCCACTCCTTCGTCAGCATCCGCTTCGAGAAGAAGCTGAACGGGGCGTGGATCGTCATCGGCATCGTCACGTAGTTGTTGCCCGCGTACTGCGGATCCTGCTCAACCACAGCATCTGACGCCTCACCGTTCCGCACCCGAGTCCACCGCCACCCGGAATAGCGGGTGAACTCACCCCAGAACCCCATTGGCTGCTCGACATCCTCAGGCCAGTCGTCCCACCACTGCTCCTGAATCGACCGCAACGCGAACGGGGTATCCGAGTACCGCAGACGCGAGGCGTTGTTCAGCGACGGCCCGATGTGGAATCCGGCCTGGATCACGCGTTTCCCGAAATCCGTGCGCTCCGGGCGCTCGCCAATCAGCCACGGACCACCGCTGTACAACTGCTCGAAAGGCGATCCCGTAGTGCCCTTGATGCCCTTGTCGTCAAGCAGGACACCACGATTCCCCTTCAACGACCCAGCGAGGTTGTAGATCCGCTGACCATCAGGCGAGACGTACACGATGCGGGACTGCTTCGACTGCAGCAGTTCCTGCCACTTACCCATGTCATGCCAGTGTGAGAACGTCGGCTCCGAACGCCGGCCCGTCTTCGGGTCGAACATCACCCACTCATCGCGGCTCATACCAGCGCTCCACTCTGTCGACGGAAAGCGGCGTTCTGACGCGAATCGATCCGCTGCGTCATCTCCTTCGGATTCACACCGAGGTTGGCGCCACGGAAGTCGTAGGTGACGCCGCCGCCCCGCAGAGGCAGCGCGCCACCCGGACCGACCGGGGCCTGCGGAGTCTGCGGCTTCGCGAGATCCGCGAGGTTCGGGATGTTCAGCCCGAGACCAGCGCCGGCACCACCAACCAGGCCGCCCGCGTTCTCGCTGTCACTGCCAGACAGGGACTTAGCGAGCCCGCCGCCCCAATTGAGCAGCGCAAACGCGCTCTTAACGTTCGGCCACTCAAACGGATTCGAGAACAACGACCCATCCAGGCCGACCGCCTGCAGCATCCCCGACACCAGGTTCTGGCCCAACGACTGGAACTCCGACGTGTCGCTGCTGTTGTCCCCGGTCTTCCCGTCACCCGACTTACCCGAGCCCGTCCCCTTCGATTTCAATGCCTCAAGGTCAGTCTTCGCCTGCTCGGCATCACGCTGCGTCTTCTCCGCACGGTTCTTCGCAGCCTCCTTCGCCGACTTCGTCGCCTTCGGATTCGCCTCAACCTCCGCCAGCTGCTGCTTCGCCAGCGCAGCCGCCTTCTCCGCGTCCTCCGCCTTGTTCTGAGCCGCCACCAGCTGCTTCGACGTACCAGCCGCGGACGACGACCCGGTAGACGTCGAAGCGCTCGTCCTGGCCGTCTCCAGGTCAGTCTTCGCCTGCGCCGCATCACGCTTAGCCTTCTCGACCCGATCACGCTGAGCCTGCAGAGCCGAAGCCTTCGTCTTCGGCTTAGCCTCAAGCTCCTTGAGCTTCTGCTCCTCAACCGCGATCTTCTTCTCTGCGTCGTCGGCCTTGTCCTGCGCCTCACGGACCTTCTTCGCGTTAGCAGCCTGGGCAGCAGCCGTCTTCGACGCCGACGCCGAAGAAGACGAACCCGAGCCGCCACCGGAACCAGAACCACCACTGCCGCCACTGCCGCCGCTACGAGGACCGAACAGCGCCTCCGCGATCGCCGTCCCCAAACGGCCAAACCCGCCACCGCCATAAGAGCCGGTGGGCTGCGTCTCGCTGGAGCCGCTACCACTACCGCCCGAATCGTCGCCGATCCCTTCAAACGCGGCAGCCGCCGAGGACGACCCGCCAAGCGACGACAAGTCAGCCTTGTCCGATGACTCATCAAGGAAGATGTGGACGTGATCCATGTGGTTCTGCGTCGGAGAACCGCGATCCGCCATCGGCACCACGCGCCCATCCGGGTAGTGCATCGCTTGCTGCCAGATCGCCCATTTCAGGCCAAGCCGAGACGCGTTCGCCATGACAAACGAGGTGACGGCATCGCCCTTCGACTTGTCCGACCCGACCATCACGTCGAGCGCGCGTCCCGAACTATGCTCGCCGTACCCGTCCTCAGGTCGATAGCCACCAATGTCCGAAATCCCGAACTTGGATGAGATGACATCCTTGAGCGTTGCCGCGCCTGGGCGCAGGCCACCATTGGCGAAGCTCTGGAAGAAGTCACCCGGCCGCACCAACTGGTACCCGAACGCGCGCGCCGTCTCCGACAGAATCATCGTCGAACGGCGCCGCTTGCCGGTCGCCCACGGAATGAACGACTCGATACCGGTCTCGCCCTCGGCCCACTGCACCAGGCCCCGACCGCGGCCGCGCTGCATCACAGCCTGCGACGGCAAGCGGCCATCGATTCCGCCGTTCGCATACGACGTGATCGAACCGTTCGCATTCGGGATGACACCAGGCGCCAACGGGATCTGCGACGGATTCGGGTTTGCGTTCGGAGTGACCGCTCCCGTGTACGTGACACGGACCCGCTTCTCGTTCGGGATCTGCTCAATCGTTGCCTTTAGGCCGTTGAGCATCGTCAAAGTCTCGGTACCGCCAACAGACTTCACCGTGATCGTCTTGTCGTTGTTCTGTCGCACCTCGATGCCCAGGCTGCGCAGCAGCTCGAGAACGGCCGGCGCGAGCGGCGACTGGACCTGGATGTCCTTGTTGTTGTTTATCGTGACCTCGGCGCCCAGCGACTTGAGCAGCTGGAACACCGCATCGCCACCGGGAGCCGACACGTTCACAGGCTTGTTCGGAGGGATACCGGCAGTCACGATCGACTGAATCTCAGCTAGTCGCAGCTTCGCCGCATCAGTCTGCGCGGTGATCGTCGTCGTACCATCGGGCAGCGACTGCACCGAGAAGCCCAGCTGCTCGATCTGCTTCCTCGCCGACTCGATATCGGTTGTCTTCACCGTCACCGAGGCTGTCTTGCCGTCCACCTTCGAGAACGCTGTCGCGACAGCGCCAATCGAGCGAGTAACGTCGTTACCCTTAGCCGCGGCAGTCGCCCAAATCGCGTCCTGCAGCCCCAACGTGTTCGCAGCTGCGCGAATCTTCTCCTCGGTGGTGCCGTACTGCCGGGCTAGATCCGCGATAGCACGATTGTTCGCGGCCAGCGCCGCCGGCATGTCGCCACCCTTGGACGCCACATCTGCAGTCGAGTCGACCATCTGCTTCAGGGTGTCGTTCAGTGCAGCGCCATTGGGCAAAGTCGCATTGATCGAGCCGTTCGCCCGGAACAAGGCATCGCCGAGCCCGCCGGTTGCGTCGGCCGCTTCCTTCGCCTTCTCCGCGATCTGCTGCAGCGTCTTCGTGTGAGAACCGTCGGCGTCAGCCGCTGTGCGAGCCGGGTTTAGCGCGTCGAGCGCGGTCTTCAGAGCGCTCGACTTGTCTGCGGCACTCGCCGTCTTGTCGCCGAGAATCTGCATCGCCTTCGACAGGTCTGAGATCCCCGGGGTCAACTTCTGTGCAACAGCCTGCGCATCCTGGAACTGCTTCCGCGCCTCCCGAAGCTTGTCCGCCGCCTGCTTGCCACCGTCACCGGCCGCATCAAGCTTCGAAACCATCGCCTGGAATGCCGCCGACGAACCGTACGTCACGTCAGACAACGACTGCTGCGTTAGCTTCAATGCGTCAAGGGCGGCGGTCGCCTCCCGCGCCTGGTTGGCCTGCCGGTCAATCGCGTCGGCCTTCGTGTCACCCTTGCCAGTGCCACCGCCATATGCGCTGGCGAACATGCTCGCTAACGTCGTGTTTCCAGCCTCATTCCGAGAGCGGTCCCACCACGAGCCTTCGCGAGATGCCGTCGCTTCAAGCTCCTGCCGCAACGCATCAACCCGCGCCTTACCCGCCGACTTCACATCAGCCGCAGTCGCAGACCCGCGGTTCGCGATCAGCGCGTCATTGAGTTCGTTCTGCGCTGATGCAGCCTCCTTAGCTGCCCGCCGCACAGCATCCATAGACTGCGCCGACTTCTGGTTCTGGGAGATGATCGCAGTCGCCGCGATACCAGCAGCAGCGAACGCCGCGCCCCACGGCCCACCAAGCGCATCGACAACACCTGACGCGCCCTTCCGCAGAGCACCGAAACCTGACTGCGCAGCGTTACCGGCGAACGCACCGAACGTCGCAACACTCGCCTGCGCCCGAGATAACGATGGATTGATCTTCTGAACCTCAGCGACCGCATCCCTGAACGAGCCGCCGTACGCGGCAAATGCCGATCCGATACCCCGAATCCTGTCCGCGCCGCCCTGCAGACGGCCGAAAGCTGCACCCAAGTTCTGCACAGCACCGGAAGCCTTAGCGCCCTCCGTAGTTACAGAAGCGACACCTGTGCGGAGGTTTCCAAGAATGCTCGGGACCGTCCGAAATGCCAGCCAGCCCGCCAGTGCCGCCGTCACCAGACCAGGGTGATCCCGCATCAAGTCCGCGACGGTCTGCAACGGCCCAGCGAGAGCATTGACCACACCCGCCGCAGCTTCGAGAGTCGTCAGGAACAGCCGCCATCCCGACACACCCAACGCCGCAGACGCCTGGCCCAGGCTAGCCCCGATCTGTTGAATCGCCGGCCACACCTGCTGGGCGGTGATTCCGATCGACGACACAATCTGACCAACCTCGGCCATGCTCGACCGGACCTCAGGGTTCGCCGACAGCTCTCGCCATGCGCGCTGTGCTGCCGGCACCCACTGTTCAAACACCTTCGCGTCCAACGATTGCGCGAACCGACCCGCGGCCGGGGTGGCGTCGTCGATCGCCCTCGTGATGGCCGTAAACGTAGCTGGCGCCCGCTTGAACGACGGCTCATCTAACGCCGCGCCAAACCGTCCTACCGCAGCCTTCATGTTGTTGAAGCTGCCGCGGACCGTCTTGCCCGACTCGAGTGCCGCGCCGCCGATGTTGTCGTTGATGGCCTTGAAGAACGTCGCCGAGTCGATCTTGCCCTTCTCGGCGTACTTCTTGACCTCCCCGGCAGAGATCTTCATCTCCTTGGCGACCCACTGGTAGATCGGCACGCCTCGATCGGCCAACATGTTCAGGTCGTCCGTCATAGCGGACTGACCGGTCTGAACCTTGTTGAAGATCGAGCCCATCTCCGACAAGGAGGAGCCGGCGATCGTGGCCGCGTCCGCCGTCGACTTCAGGTACTTCGTCAACTCCGCACCGGGCTTGATCCCCGCCGCGACAGCAGAAGCCGAAATTGTCGCCGCATCACCGAGACCGAATGCTGTGCCCTTCACCGCTGTCAGCGCGGAGTCCATGATCTTCGCCTGCGCAGCTGCGTCATGCCCGAGACCCTTGAGCTTGCCCCGCGCATCATCGATCGCCAGGAGGCGGTCGGCGCCGAGCTTGATCGACGTACCGACCGCGGCAACGCCAGCCGCGGCCCCTGCCTTCAGTCCGACGCCGAGCGCCTTACCTGCGGCCTGGCCCGCGCGCTGTCCTGCGGCCACCATCTGCCGCTCAACAGCAGTCAGATTCGTCGCGCCCGCAACCCCTGCAGAGAACCGCTGACCAGCACGCCGGCCTGCTGCGCCGCCGTCGACACCATCCAACTCACGCTGAATGTCACGGCGCGCATTCCGGGCGGAAATCGTCAGAGTCACCCACGCTGTTGCGAGTTCGGGCATCTAGACACCTCCTCTATGGCGCGATCAGGCGGCCATGATTGCCTGCAACGCAGGGTTGTTCAGTTGTTCCTCGATGCCCTCGTCGGTCCACTCGGGCTGCGCTTCTTCGGCGCGATCGAGGCCGGGAATCTCGATTTGCGGGTACGGCTCGCCTTGGATCCCGTTCGCTGAACGGAAGTTCCAAGTGAGTACTGCGATGTCGTGCCGCAGTTGTGCGATGAGGACCGCCATCGAAGTGGTTGCGCCGTCAAACGCTTCCCGCAGCGCGGTACCCTCAGGGCTGTGGTCGATGTAGGCGCGCAGGTCCAACCAGCCGATGCTGTCCAACGTCTGCTGGTCTCGGAGCAAGTCCCGATGCAGGGCGTCAGCCCAACGCTCATCGGTCGCGATCCGAGCCAGCCGAATCATTCCCCCGGCGTCATCCCCTTCTCGCCGTCATGGGAAGTGGCTGCAGCGACCCACGCCGACCACAGCTCGTCGAAGGGATCCGCATCGCCATCGACGGGGGTGTCCACCGATGCGATCAGCGCCTGCGCCGTCTCGCACGCCGCACGGTCAATCGCCGCGAACTGGAAGTCCACATCCGAATCGAAGTTGCGGATCTTGTACAGCCAGCCCTTGGAGTAGATCGCGCCGAATTCGCGGATCGCGATCACCTTGCCGTTCGGCAGCGTGTGCCGGAACAGCTTCGCATCGGCGGGGTAGTGCGCTGACCAGTCGTAGTCGGCGTCACCCGGCTTCGGGGCAGGCTTCTCCTCGGCCTGCTCGTCCGGGGTCTCGACAGCGTCCAGATCCTCGACGAGTTCCGGCCCCTGCGTGTCTGCCTTCTTTGCCATGATTATCCTCGGCTTTCCCTCGGCTGCGGTAGTGAAATGGAGCCGCCCCGCACCGCCGCCGAGGAATGAGCGGTGCGGGACGACAATCAGGGGCGAGACGCCGTCATTTCGGGCGTACGATCGCGGGATGAAGATCAATATGGGGGCGGCTGCAGCAGTGCTGGCCGCAGGGCTACTGGTGGCAGCGTGTGGCGCAAAAGGGGACGACGGTCCACCGAAACTGACCGGCGCGGATGCTTCACTTGTCGCCCAAGCTGATTGCGGCACAGACGGCGTTGCAGGTGTGCATATCAAGTACGGGCTCATCGACGAGGACCACCTCATCGGCCGGAATGCCATCACCTTGACGATCGGCAAGGGGTCGGAGAAATTCGACAACCGCTACGGCATCGGATCAGACAGTAAGAATGTTCTCTTCACGATCACCACAAGTCCGACAACCGGCACGTGCACAACGACGCTTACCGACGGGAACAAAGGCGACGTGATCGCGGAGAAAAAGTCTGCGGGAAAGATTGAGCTACAGGTGTTAATGACCGGGTAGCGGCCGCGCAACCTCGTGGGCTGCGCGGCCACCCGTCACGGTCAGGAGACGGTGACGCCCGGCGAAGTACCGCCGGTCAGACCCGAACCATCCGCCGACACCGTCGCGACACCAGCGGTCACCAGCGCCACCGAGTAGGGGCCGCCCGCCGAACCGGTCACGGTCGCGTTGCCGGCACCGACCGTCGACAGAGCCTCGAGCGCCGCCTTCACAGCCGACGTCGCAGCGTTGTACACGATCGGAGCGGTCTCCTGACCACCCACGGTCAGCGTGAAGTTGCCACCCGTCGGGGTACCGGTGACAGTGACGGTGACGTTGGTCGTCACCAGCTTGTCGTCCAGCTCCGTGTACTCGTACCAGGTGTTGCCGGCGAGATCCGGGTACAGCTCGAGGGTGACCTCGTAGACCTGCCAGTCCTTCGACTGGTAGATGATGTCGCCGATCTCCGACACCTGCGCATCCGGGACGATGGTGCGGACACGATCGGAGCCGTCGAGCGTGTCGGCGACGAACGTGAAGTGCTCCAGCATGTCGCTGTTGCTCTTCGTCTCGATCAGGGTGCCCGAGCTGACGGTGGCCGCGGTGACGGTGACGTTCTGCTCACCGAAGATCAGGCGCTTCGCCGCAGGCGACTTCGGCTCGATCACCTTGAACTTGATGGTGTCGTCCTTGCCGGTCTGGATCGACCGAACCTTGTCGCCGTTCCAGTCCTTCTTCTTCTCCTGGTCCCGCGAGGTCGACGTGATCATGCCGTCCTCGTCGCAACCGCCGACCCGCGAATCCCAGTTCGCCACGACCGGGCGAGCTGCAGACGGGTTCGTCGAGACGGTGGTGCCGAGCGGGTAGCGGAAGATGCCGCCGTTCACGCCCGGCTTGAAGACGCCGGTGTTCTTTACCAGGGTGTGTGCCATGCTGGCTCTCCTTTGTCAGGGGTTGTGCCGCCCCTGCTTTGGGCACGGCGAATAGCCCCACACCGGAGTGGTGCAGGGCTCGATCAGTCCTCGGCTACTTCAACTAGCTAGTGGGGTACGCGACGGTCCACGAGACCGTCACCTGATATCGGCACGCCGCCGACACAGCGGGATCGTCAGACGCGACAACAGACTCGACGCTCGAGAGGTTCACGACTTGGACCGTGTTCGCGGCGTCCTCGAGGACCGCAGCCACCTGATACGCGGCCCGCCGGCAAGCGACCTCGTTGGCGACCTTGTCGTGCACCAACGCCACCACCATGTGCTGCGCGATCCGCAGATTCTTCTTCCGACCGCCCAGCACCTGGAACGTGATGAACCGCTCCGACGACGGCCGCGGATTCGGAGTCCGCGTCGACACCGGTTGCGCCGGCACACCCAGAGCGGCAAGACCGTCCAAGATGCACTGACGGGCGATCCCCGTCATATCCGGCGCGACGATCACAATTGCCTCAACAGAGCGTGCGTCTTCGCCTCATGCGCCGCCGCACGAGCGTCCGTGGTCACAACACGCCGCCGAGCGCGATCCCCATCAGAACCGTCCTCCACCTCGTAATACGGACCCTGATGCGCCGGCTGTGTTGTCGACGGAACCGCATTCGCACCCGAAACCATCCGCTGCGCATGCTCATCAACCAGCGCCTGCGCACCAGCCGAAGTCAGCAATGCACGGAACCCGGCCTCGTTGAACTTGATGCGGACAGCCATCAGCCGTTCACCGCCTTCAGCTCGACGATCCGCCGACCCGGAGCGAACCCGAACGGACCGTGGTCATAATCCTTCGGCATCCCCACCACATCCAGCCGCATCGGATCACCAACCGGATCCATCAGCTCAGCGATGGTGAAGAAGTCCCGCGAATCGACCCGCACAGCAGAATCAACCGCGATCACCACATCCGCGACGACCCGATCCGAGTTCACCGGACCCGTCGCCGGCTCCGCACTCGACGGCGTCCACCAAATGCACGCCACCGACACCGGATCCAGATGCCCCGGAACCGTGTTGCCGTCCTCGTTCACCACACCCGCGGTGTAGGCGTGATGCCGGGCGACGAAAGGGAGAGGGAAGATCACGAGACGTCGGTTTCATAGATCGGCTGCCCAGCAATCGACGCGCCACACGAACACGCCCCGCCACCGAAGTAGATCGAGCAGATCGGGGAGTGTCCGCCGATCACCTGGACAGTGTCGATGCCGTACGCCTGCTGCCCGCTGGTCTTGCAGATGTCCTGCAACTGAGAGATTTCGCTGGGCCACAGGTTGTATCCACCGCGCTGTCGCGTGTCCAGGGTTTGGCTGAACGGCCCGGCAACTTGCTGCTGTACCGCGCCAGCGCCCGCCTGGGACCAGCGGATTACCGCACCCGCGAGGATGAGCTTCGCCTCAGCGAGCTGATCCTCGGTGGGGCCCGGTGTCGTCGATCCCAGGCAGGGCGCGACTCGAACCGCCTTTGCATTCGCCCCAGCGACCCACATGTCGACCATCGCGTTCGATGCGACGTCGTCAGGCAGATCACTGGATTCGATGATGTCGGTCACGAGTCACGCCCCATCCCTCAGTTGCTCGCCGACTTGGGCGGACGACCAGGCGGACGCTTCTCCGGTCCCGGAATGCGGTAGCCGGCAGCGATCCGCTCGTCCTTCTTCGACGCCGCGACGGACACCGTCACCCCATTCGGAGCGACAAGGGTGACCGTCTCGATTTCGTCAGCCATTGGGTGTTCTCCTTCTTGGCTTAGGTGTTGGCGACCGCGTCCTTGACCACGGCGAATGCGTCCGTGGACAGGATGCCGACGCCGTACACGACCTCAGAGCGGATCGCGATCTCGTTCTTGCGCTGCAGATCGCCACTCCCGTCCGGGTCGCCGTACTCGATCAGCGTCAGCGGGATGCTGGCCTGCACACCCCAGCGGAACGCGGTGAAGTCGCCCGCGATCGCCTTGATGTTGGGGTTGGTCGTGCGGTACGCGCCGGTCGACGCGGTCACAGCCTCAGGGCCGCCACGGACGGTGTCGGACACCGCAGCACCGAGGCCCATGAAGGCGTCGAAGTTCGAACCGAACCCGAGTTCCGGGTACAGCCGCTGGCCGCTCTGCGGGTGGCGCTGGGTCGCCAGCTTGAACGCGTAGCTGTTGTCGAGCGCCAGACCATTCGGGGCGATGCTGTCGTCCAGCACCAGGCCGACGGCCGCCTCGATCGCCTGATCGGGAAGCGCCAGGGTCGCCGTGGTCAGCTCCACAACGTTGGTGGAGTCGAGGATCTTCGGCGGAGTGCCGGCCAGCGCGGCGCCGGTGAGGGGGTTGATGCCGTGGATGCCGATCAGGTCGAGGGCACGACCGAGGGCGACACCGGACAGGTCCGCCATCGTCTGCAGGACGCCGAGCTGACGGGACTCGTCGGCCCACTTGACCTCCTGGCTGAACCGCTGGGTGACCTGCACCTTGCGGACCAGCGACGTGACAGGCGCGAACTGCGCAGTCGACTCGCTCTTCTCCTGGCTCTCACCGACGACCTCACCACGAGGCGGGGCGGTCAGTGTCATGTACTGCTGCTCACCGAACTCCTGGGGCTCGGCGGCGGACAGACGCGCCAGGACCGACTGGCCCTGCGCCTTCTGCCAGACGCCCGACACCAAGTGGCGGGGGAGCTGGAAGCTACCGGTATTGAGGACGGCCATGGGATTGTTCCTTTCGGGTTAGGAACTTCCCCCGTGGAAGAACGCCCGCGCGAACTCGCGGTCGTCCTCTTCGGTGGTCGTTCCCTGTGTTGACGTGCCCTCCTTGGACACGATCGGGCTTTTCTTCTTCCGCTCGGCTTCGGCCTTCGCCTGCTCGGCATTCCGTGCAGCGAGCCGTGCTGCCTGAGCTGTGAGGGTTTCCTCGTCGGTTCCGGTGAGGAACAGCTCGGCGTCGGACGGTTCGCCGTCGGCGCCGCGTTTGGTGCTGATGCCGAAGTCGCCAGCGACGCGGAGACGAAGCGCGTTTGCTTCGGACTTCGCGTACTTGCTCTCCAGCTCGGCGATGCGGTCGTCGGCGGACTTCTTGCCCTCCGCTGCCTGCTTGAGGTCGTTGTAGTCGGCGTACTTGGTCGCGGCCTTGTTTCGCTCCTCGGTCCGCGTCGCGCCGATCAGCTTGTTGACCTCGTCCTGGGTGAACGTCTTGCCGGCACTCTCGTCCTTGGCGGACTCCTGAACCGGCGCCTCGGCGCCCTGGTCCTCAACGGTTCCTTCAACTGCGTCAGACATGTGTTATCTCCTGATCCGTCCGTTGACCGCCGGACGTGGGCGTAACCCCGTCACGACGTGACGGGAAGATTCTTTGCGATCCAAGCCTTAGCTCGAGCGCGGTCAGCCTCGGTCGCCTTCTCGGACCGGCGGCGGGCGGTAGGCACGAACTCCCTACGCACCGAGGTGATCTGCGACTGATCCCACGCGGGGCTGCAAGCGCACTTGCAGTTGTCATGCGCCGCGAAGTCAGCAGTCTCCCGACTCCGGTACACGTCGCCGCGGGAAATCAGCATCGCGCACCAGCCGCATTGCGGCCGGCCAACTCGCATCCACCCGGCCGTCCGCGGATCCTGATCGGTGTTGTCCACGATGGTCTGCCGGCTCGCGGTCATCACCCGCTTCACCAAGCCGCCCGAAATCTGAGCGAGCGCGGTATCCCAGTTGATGCGAGCCAGATCGACGGCCCAACCGGCGAGTGCGTTCGCCCCCAGGTCGATGGTGGTCAGCGAGGCTGAGTACGCGCCAGCAACGTTGATCGCGGCGCGATACGCCTCATACCACTCGGCGGTCAGGGTGGCCGCCGCGTCGCCGTAGTCGGCGACCAGAGCAGGCATCACCTCGAACATCGCGTCACTGACCGTGGCTGCGTCGAGCTTCGCCCACAGTGCCGCGAGATCTGCCTCAGCGTTGTCGCTCAGACGGATCAGCGAACTACGAAGCTCGGTCGGCGTTGTCATCTGCGGTCACCGCGGGCTGACGAAGGGCCTCGAGCACGGCACGTCCAGTCGAGCGTCGACGATCCGCCATCGCCCGCTTGATCTGCTGCGGCGTCAGGCCGAGCAGTTCGTACCCCACCTCAGTGCCAGCAAGCTCAGGCGCGATGGACAGCTGCTTCATGCCAGCATCCGCGACCGCCGAGCGAGCCAGATACCGCGGGTTCCGCCACTGAGCGTCGATCGACTTCCACGCGTTCGGGATGTCCTTGAGGGCGATGCCGTTCCGCATCGCCAGCGCGCGCACGAACGAGCTCCGCAGGGCCGGCGTGAAGTTATCGACAGCGCCCTCAGCCTCCGCGATCAACTCGTACTGCGACGAGTCGTACGACTCAGCTGAGGTCGGGTTGACCATGTCGCTGATCGCCAACGCACTGTCAGGCAACCCCGACTCTCGAGCGAACAGCTTCGACAGGCCGTTGATGTCCGCCCAATGCGGCTCCGGGCTCGACGCCGGGAACTGCTTGACATCGGCGCGCGCCAGCTGAGGGTTCGCCTCGTCCTTGTCGTCGTTGATGCCCTTGATGCGACCAAGGCGGATGTTCCACATGTCGCGCTGCGTGCCGTCTGCGTTCTTGAACACCGACTCGTCGGCACCGAGAAGCCACGCCTCAGGGTAGGAGTACACATCCATGTGCCCCTCACGACGCTGCAACGCACGAACGCCGGCGTCCTGCAGGCCCATCATGGGCCGCGTGATCCGAGACTGCCCGAACGGCCGCTTCGGTGCAGGCTTGTACGGCAGCACCTCAGCGGGGACGCCGTAGACGTGGTCCGTCCGGTCGACCTGCCACTTGTGCGATGCCTTGTCTCGCTGCGCCGTAATAGTCTGTCCGTCGAGATACAACGCCAGAGCAAGGATGTTGTCTTCCTTGTCCTTGTCGATCACCGACAGCAGGTTGTCGAGGTGCCGGCGACGACGGTTCCATTCACCGGTGGCCTCCGTGGCGTCCTTAATGTGGATCAGCGCGTCAGGCTCATCGTCATCGCCGACTGTGTTGATGAGGAACGCCGGCCCGTGCTGGAGAGCAGACACGATCGCACTGTCGGTTTCGGATGACAGGTGATTGTCGTCCCACACATCGTCGCCGCCGATGCTCGCCAGGTCGCCGTCAGGCCACACAAACCCCTCGAGGTTGCATCGGCGCGAGAGCGCGTCGACCGCCTTGCCGGTCCAACCGAGGACCAGGCCCAGGTTGTAGTACTGCGGCGGGATCAGGGTGCCGACTTGCCGGATGGACCGCTTGTTCTCGTAGTACGACGTCCTCAGCATGTTACTTATACGCAGGTCGTCGATCTGCTTTAAAAGGCCGTTGACGAGACTGTTTTCGTCGACAGTGAGCCCAGGGATCCGCACGTTCGTCTGGCCCATCTACGTCACCCCAGCCCGCCGGCCGGTCGAAGCGACCCGGCCAGTACTTGCGGAACGACCCGTACCCGTCGGAGCCCGCGAAGTCATCGCCGCATACACGGCCGCGGACATCGCAATCGCGGGGCCAATGTCGAACGAATCGGAACGAGGCATCAGAGTCCACCCTCCCGATTTACGGTCCTGCCGCCGTGATCCTCGAATTGCATCGGAGAGTTCCTGTTGTCCACCATGTGACAGTCGCCCCCCTTCTGCCATCCCGAGCCACAGCGCATTGCCGGCTCCAACTTCGTTCTGTGTGTACGCGGATGCGCCGTAGCCGAGCTGCTTGAGCTTCTCGCCGACGGTCTTCGCAGCACCGGTCGAATCGTGTTTGACCAGAACGCGACGAGTCGCGTGTCGGGTGAGGAAGCTCGTCGCCTCGGACTCCGACTGCGTTCCAAGCGCGATCTCGACGTGCGCGGCGTCGTCTCCACGCCAGCAAGCGACGATCCAGATCCAACCCGATCGGGTCGCGTTCACGCCGAACGACGCTGGTGCGCCCAACTCGGCAGGATCCGCCGCCAGCGCGTTCCAAGCGTCACGCTGCATGACCGCGGACGACTCGTTCGTCTTGTCCCAGATGCCGAACACCTCGCGGCGTACGTCATCGGGCGACATGTTCTCGACCAGACGCTCGATCGCGGACTTGCCCACCCGGAACCCGTACGCCGGATTGACGTCCGACAGGTTGCCCCAGAACCCCGGCGCGTCGATGTCTGTGGACACCGCATCCGGGGCGCGGGGCGACATCTCCGCATACACGCCTTTGAACGGCCGGCGCTTCTTCTCCTCGAGCGCACGGTCCCGGCGACGCTTGAACGCCTCATGCACGCCGAGCGCGACGTCCTTCGGCCGCGGCGGCGTACCCATGAAGAACGCCAACCCGAGGTCGGACACGTTCATCGCGGCCAGCATGTCCGTCAGGGCTGACTCAACCAGATTCTGGCACTCGTCGTACACCTGCACGTCGACCTCGGAGAAGCCGCGGCCGAACCCCGACGCTCGAGCGCCGAACAAGATCCGCGACCCGTTCTCGAAGTGCACACCTCGAGAGTCATCCGTCATCACAACCGGATGCTGGGCGCGCATCTTCGGGCGGATCGCCGGCTTCTCGACGATGCCCGCGATCTTCGTCAGCGTCTCCGACGACGTCCGATCATGATGCGACGACCAGATAACCAACGTTCCCGGACGCGACAAGCAGATCGCGATCAGGCCGGCCATGATGCCCCACGTCTTGCCGCACTGCCGGCTGATGCTCAACGTGACACCCATAACGTCGCACGCCAGCGTCCCGTCCTCACGGACACCGAGCGCCGCGTACCAAATGTCTTCCTGCCAACGATCCAGCGTGACGCCCATGCCTGCCAGCTCAGGCGCGATCAGTTCGTCATAGCGGGTGAAAGCGATGTCGTCGGGGATGACACAGTGACGAGCTAGATCAACGAGCGGTGCCGGGTTAGCTCGACTTGCGGAACCGGCCGGCATCGAACGGGACCACGTTGCCCGGATCGGTCTTCGGGGTGTCACTCGGCTTCGCGAGGGCACGCAGGCGAACGATCTCAGCCTTGGCGCGCTCGATCTGGGCATTCAACTGCGACCGCAGCTGAGGCAGCTCCGCGAACGCCTCAGCGAGCATCCGGTACCGGATCTCAGCCTCGGCCAGTTCGTCGTTCGCTTCCATCGCGTCGTTGAGAGTGGCGTACTTAGCCATGGGACTACCTTCCTGAACCGCCGGTTGACCGCCCGGCGTGGGCGTAGCGCGCCAAGGTCGGCGCAAGATCAGGCGAATCTCGGGTTCACGTACGTCGGCCGAACCGGTGCAACCTCGCGATCACCGGACGACTTCTCACGGTTGCACTGGCGGCAGACGCCCTGGCAGTTGTCCAGCGCGTCCGCCTCGACGGGCGACCATCCCATGCGCGTGGCCTCATCCGAGCTGACAACATGGTCGACCTCGAACGATCGCGGGTCAGGGGAGCGGGCGTCGTAGTCGATCTGCCCGCCGAGAGCTAAGCAGTCGGCGGTGATCTGCAGCGCACACGGCGCGTCACCATCACGACGCCGCACCTCAGCGCGACGCCGAGTGCGGATCGTGGTCGACGCGAACGGCACGACTACCCCCTACCCCCGGGTGACACACACATCGGCGTATGCCCCGAGGAGCGTCCTGGGGCCGGCCTGGGGGCACCTCCCCCTGGGGTTCACTGCTCGTCGTCGCAGGTGCAGGTGGTGCCGTTGCCTTCGACGACGCCTAGGGTCTCGCGGAGCAGTCCGGTGGTGATCCATGGTGCTTGCATCGGCGAGTTGTCGAGGCCGGGATGGAGGATGAGCAAGGCGTGTTCGGTGCCGTCGGTGCATCCGATCGCTGTGACCCATCCTGTGACCATGTCGGCTTGTGTGCCGGATGCTTGGTTGAACGCGTTGTTGGCGTCTCGCACGGCTTGATCGAGGATGCGTGCGGCTGCGGCGTATCCGTCTTCGGTCACGTTCGTTCGGCCTTCCGCAGGCTGAGTAGGTCGTCGAGCATGCGGTCGATGTGGCGTGCTGCTACTTCGGCGCGTTCGTTGTTGCCGTGTCGGATGGCGTCGCGTTGGATGGCTCGGCTGCGTTTGATTTCGCCGTGTGCTCGGTTGCGTATGCGGTCGGCTGGGGCGGGTAGGTCGAGGGTCATCGTCGCTCGCGGTTGATGTGGGTTGCGAGGTCGTCGAGTGCTGCGACGGCGAGGGCGTGGAGGTAGCGGAGTGTGTTGATGAGGTCGTGCAT